ATTAGATTATGTTTATCATAGGATGCGTGAAATACAGGCAGAGTATACGGACTGCTGTCAATTTGTGTTTAGTGGGTCTAGAGAAAAAAGCGAAGAACTGATTCCTAAAATTCTTGTTTTAGGCACGAAGCTCTGGGCAGTGGACCTTCAGTATTTTTGGGACAAACAATTAAAAAAAGATGGCTTGGGAAACAGGAAAACAGGAACTACACCGACAGTACAAGGATATAAACAAAGATATTCTCGAAAAAGAGGGTTTTATAGAGGAAACTGAAGCGAAAGTTTTGCTTTATAAATTCTTGAGGGAAAATCCTTCTTTTGCTTGTGAATTGTTTACAGGGGTTAAATTATTCCCCTTCCAGCATATGGCTATTAAGGCCATGATGGAGTCCGACTACTTTTTGGGGATATGGAGTCGAGGAATGTCCAAAAGCTTCTCTACGGGCGTTTTCGCGCTGTTAGACGCTATTCTCAATCAGGGGGTGCAGATAGGTATTTTGTCTAAGTCTTTCAGGCAATCTAAAATGATTTTTAAAAAGATCGAAGATATAGCGAAAAGCCCAAAGGCTACTTTCTTTTCTCAATGCATAACTAGAACATCTAAGATGAACGATGAGTGGGTTATGGAGATCGGCAGAAGTAGCATCAGAGCACTTCCTTTAGGAGATGGAGAAAAGTTAAGGGGTTTCCGATTCCAAAGAATGATTATTGATGAGTTGTTGTTGATGCCTGAAAAAATTTACAATGAGGTTATCATACCGTTCCTATCTGTTGTGGAAAACCCTACAGAGCGTCAAGAGGTTTATGATTTAGAAACCCAGATGATTGAGCAGGGAAAAATGAAAGAAGAAGAAAGAAAGAGGTGGCCTAATAACAAAATTATTGGTTTATCCTCGGCTTCTTATAAATTTGAATATTTATACAAAATCTATCAACAATACGAGGCTCTCATCTTAAATAAAAAAAAGCAAGACGGAGCACACAGGACAATTATGCATTTCAGTTATGATTGCGCTCCTGAACAGTTGTATGATCGAAGTCTAATAAATCAATCCAAATCTACCATGAGTGACTCCCAGTTTGATAGGGAGTTTGGCGCTATATTCACAGATGATAGCTCTGGATACTTTAAGGTGAGTAAGATGGCTGCTTGCACCATACCAGACGGAGAAGGGCAATGTGTGGAGGTTGTGGGTAACCCAAAAGATGAGTATATCCTAGCTTTTGACCCCTCTTGGTCGGAAAGTGAGAGTTCAGACGATTTCGCGATACTTTTAATTAAATTGAATCGTGATACAAGAAAAGGAACTGTTGTCCATAGTTATGCGCTTTCTGGGTCGAGTTTAAAAACACATATTAAATACATGGCTTACATCTTGACTCACTTTAATGTGGCCGCTGTGGTAGGTGATTACAATGGAGGAGTTCAATTTATTAACTCTTGCAATGAGAGTGAAATATTTAAAAAGAAGAATTTAAATCTTGGTGTCATAGAAGCTGATTTAGATAAATCTAAAGACTATGATAAAAACTTAAGAAGACTTAAAAATCAATACAATAAGTCAGAAAAGAAATTTGTGTTTCTTAGGAAGCCTACTTCTGCATGGATCAGGTTAGCTAACGAATCTTTACAATCAGCATTTGATCATAAAAGGATATTTTTCGCTGGAGCGGCGATGAATGATGATTATAACAATCAAAGGAAATCGAGAGTCCCGATAGATGAATTAAAGTTTATTAGAGGTGACGCTAATGACAAAGGAGGTAAAGGAGCTAGAATGATTGATTTTGTAGAGCATCAAAAAGATATGATGGATTTAATTAAAGTCCAGTGTGCTTTAGTACAAATTACAACTTCTGCCCAAGGGACACAAAGTTTTGATTTACCACGCAACTTGCGGAAACAAAGTGGGGCCGATAAAGCTCGGAAAGATTCTTATTCCGCTTTGGTATTAGGCAATTGGATGATAAACATTTTTTATGATATGGAATCAGATGACATCTCAAGCACCCAAGAGACTTTCACTCCGATGTTTATTTCTTAACTTTTAAAAGTTGAAAGTTGACTTTGCCGTGTAAGATAAATTATATTTATGGCTAAAAGAAAATACACCAAGCGCTCTGATTATTGGAAAAAATTCACTCACCCATCACAGACTATTGGAGAAGAGCCTTCTCCAGAGCTTTTAGGAGAACCTTTTTATACTTCCGATGCATCTTATAGCTCTGTATCTGAAGCTAGAAGACAAGACGCTTCCACAAGTGGTTTTAGTGGGTCTAGAACAAACAGATCTGCTTATGTGACTCAAAAAGAAAGATTTTCAAGTATTCGTAGGGGATTGCTGCCTTATGAATATGGTTCTGATGGGGTCACTTGTAGAGATGCTATTGAGTTGTGTCAAAAAGCTTATTGTAATGTAGCTGTGTTCAGAAATGCAATCGATATCATGTCAGAGTTTACAAACACTGATATCTATCTAGAGGGGGGAAGCAAAAAGAGTAGAGAGTTTTTTTACGAGTGGTTTAAGAAAGTCAACATTATCGGACTCAAGGATCAGTATTTTAGAGAATACTATAGAAGTGGTAATATCTTTTTATATAGAATCGATGGTAAATTCAAAGCGGATGATTATGCCAAATTGATTAACCAAGTAGGTAATATAGGAGCCACCGCCAATAAAGTCCCTTTAAAATATATTCTTCTGAATCCTTATGATGTTATTGCTAGAAGGTCAACGACATTTACTACTGGGGGTGTATATCAAAAGGTATTATCCGAATATGAAATAGCACGGCTTGGGAGTCCTCAAACAGAGGAAGATTTAGCTATATTTGAAGCTTTAGATCAAGAAATAAAAGATTCTATCAATAATGGATCTTACAGTAATAAAGGAATTAAAATAAATTTAGATCCTAAAAGATTATCTTATTCTTTTTATAAGAAACAAGACTATGAACCATTTGCGGTTCCTTTTGGTTTTCCTGTCCTAGAAGACATCAACGCTAAGATGGAGTTGAAGAAAATGGATCAAGCTATCACTAGAACCGTAGAGAATGTTATTCTACTTATCACTATGGGTGCTGATCCAGAAAAAGGAGGAGTAAATCCAAATAACATGGCTGCTATGCAAAACTTGTTTAAGAACGAGAGTGTCGGGCGAGTGTTGGTTTCTGATTACACAACTAAAGCAGAATTCATTATCCCTGAACTAAACCGAGTTCTTGGTCCTCAAAAATATCAAATACTTAACGAGGATATTAAGCAAGGGTTACAGAATATCGTAGTCGGAGAAGAAAAGTTTAATGCTACTCAAGTAAAGGCTCAAATATTCATAGACAGGCTACAAGAGTCTCGATACGGATTTTTAAATGACTTCTTAAATAAAGAAATCAAAAGAATAGCTAAAGACTTAGGTTTCCGTTCTTGGCCCGAAGCTAAAATGAAGGACATCGATATGAGAGATGAGGTGCAACTCATGAGAGCATCTACAAGGCTGATGGAGCTTGGGATTGTCACTCCAGAACAAGGAATGGAAATGTTCCATAATGGTAAATTCCCAGAGCCAGATCAATTAGACTCTGCACAACAAGACTTCTTGGAAGATAGAGAAAAAGGTTACTATAATCCAATTGTGGGTGGAGTGCCTGTGTATTCTCCAGATGCTAAAGCTAGTGGACCTAAAAAAGAAGCAGGTAGACCAGAAGGGACAACTGATATCCCCTTGGCTAATGCTAAATACTCTAGATCAAATATACAAAAAACTATTTATGATATAGACAGCTTTATTCATGATGCGAAAGATAAAATGATATCCCATCTTGAGGTTTCTAAACTTAGTGAAGCTCAAGAAGAGATGGTATCAAATTTATGTGAATCTATCGTTTGTTCCCACAATAAAGAATATTGGGGCGAAACCTTAGAATCTTGTGTAAAAGACTTTAACGAAATTGAAAATTTAGACACTTTAGAAGAAGTTTTAGATATTTCAGCTCAACATACTCTAGAAACTTACCCAGCCGCAATTTTATATCATAGCCATGAAAAACAATAATTTAAAGTCTACAGAAATTGAAGTATCTATTTCTTCAGAAGAGATCGAAGCTGCAATGACAAAGCAGAGATACGATAAGATCGATACTAAAGAGCTTAAGAAAGATAGCAAAAAAGAAAAAGCCGAGCATGAAAAAGATGCTATCAAGGATGACAAAAGCAAAATGAAAAAACTTGATAAAGGCGCTCCTTCAGAGAAAAAAGATGCTGAAAAAAAGGATCTTAAAAAAGACATGAAGTTCGACAAGGATTCTGAAGAAAAGATGAAGGCTGGCTATAAAGATGGCAAAAAGAAAATGAAAGCCGAAATGTCTGATAAGCAGAAGTCTGGTTTAGATAAAAACAAAGACGGCAAGATCGATAATAAAGATTTTGAAATGCTCCGCAAAAAGAAGAAAAAGTCTGATGCAGGATACGGCGGCAAAGACATGGAAAAGAAAAAAAAGTCCTACGCTCAAATGCTTACGGATATCGCTGCTAAAAAATATAGCGATGGAGTATAAATATACCACTACATTTCAAGCTCCCTTAATTTCTTGTGAAATTAGCGAGGCTTCTTTGATTTCTAAAGCGTCTTTAGAAAATCTAGCACCTTTAGTGCCTGACAACATCAACTATGATGAAAACGTAGATTTGATGGGTGTCGCATTTAATGCTGCGGTAATTAATCAATTTAACAAAAATGGCGACGGGATGGATACATCTACAGCCATCAAATATACTGATAAGTTTATCCATAAGCCTACAAATATAGAGCATGATAAACAAAAGATTGTTGGCCACATTGTTTCTGCTGGTTACAGCAGGTTTGGATCTAGCGAGTTAATGGGTGAAGAGGAGGTCAGAACTGTTAAGGAACCTTTTAATATCTCTCTAGGTGCTGTTTTGTATAAAACAGTAAACCCAAATTTTACTAATTTAATAAAAAATTCTTTAGATTCTGAAAGTGATAAATATCAAAAAGTTTCTGCTAGTTGGGAAGTTGGATTCAATAGTTATGTTTTAGCTGTTGGTAGCGATAAATTAAGTGAAGCCAGAATTATATCTGATCCCGAAGAAATAGCTAAGTTACAAGGTAATTTAAGAAGTTATGGCGGTAATGGCAAGACCGACAAGGGAGAGAAGATAAACAGATTAATCATGGGTGATATATACCCACTAGGTATTGCTTATACCTTAAATCCAGCAGCAGATGTGAAAGGCTTATATTCGAAGCCTCCTGAAAAAACTAAAATATTTATAAACGATAAGAGGGATAAAATTTCACAAAATAATAATTTAAATGTAAACACACAAAAGAACATTATCGATATGGAACTTGAAAATACTCTAAATGAATTGAAGGATCTTCTAAATGAGAAGAAATTCTCAAAAGAAGCTGTCGCTTCTATGACTGATACCTTTGCAGATGCAATCCGTCAACGGGACGAACAGTACCGTAAGGATATCGAAGCAGAGAAATTGGCAAAAGAAGATAAAATTAAAGAATACGAAGACCTTAAAGCTTCTGTAAAGGCGCTTGAGGAAAAACTAGGAAGCGCTAGCGAGCGTATTTCTGGTTATGAAAATGAAGAAAAAGCTCAAAAAGCTGTCGCTTCGTTTAACACTCGTATGGACCAAATTGACGAGAAATTCGAACTTGATGATCAAGATCGTGAGTTTCTCGCCTCTGAACTGAAAACTTTAGATGATGATGCTTCTTACGAAGCTTTCGCTTCTAAGCTTGATGTTCTTTGGAAGAATAAAAACAAAGAAGTCCAAGAAGAATTTAATTCTCAAATTCAAGCTCGTATTGATGAAGAAGTAGCGAAAAAGCTTTCTAAAGCTTCTGTTGAAGAAGTCGAAATTGGAGAAGCTCTTGACGCTGCTGAACCTGTAGATGCAGAAGTCTCTAATGCAAATGAGGCTGTAGCATCTAATGAACCCTCTTTGCGCGATAAGTTTAAATCTGCTTTTTCTCGCGAAAACATTGAAATTTCTTAATTTAAAACAAACAAAATTATGGCATTACGTATTCTACCATTCAGACAATATTCTGATCATGACGTTGTGAACATGTATGCGCTGAAAGATGCGGATATTCTCACAAGCACTACTGACACAGGCGCTGGCGATGCTGGCGTTTTCGTGAAAGTACACGACGGAAACTTCGATAACGATCCAGTAACCTATCAAACGAATTCTTACTTAGGTAAGAATGATTATCCGTTTCTTGGGACTGCTGATATGTATCCTGAAGTCAATATTAAGATCACTACCTCTGCCTCTGGGAATGTTCCCTTGGGTATGACACTGTATCAAACTGCGAAAAACGATGAGAACGGCGAGAAGCTGCTCTACAATCCACAGAAACAAGAAGAACTGCAAGCGATGCTTCCAGGGCAAGCTGTTCCAGTTGTTACTAAAGGAATTTTCACATTAGCAGCCGCTGCTTTTGATGGAACTACCGCTAGTTACGCCCCAGGAACTGCTATCATTGCTTCTAATAACACCGCTGGAAAAATTACTGGTGCTGCTCGCGGCACTGCTAAAGCTTTCGGACACGTTCTTGGAACAGGAACCCGTGCAAGCGTTGGTCCTACCACTGATCAGTTTGCTGGTGATTACATCGTCGTTTCAATTGACTGCAACTAATAAATAGAAAGGACTTTATAACATGAAAATTACTTTAAAAAGAACTCCAGAACAAGTCGAGCTTGTAAAAGCTATGGCTTCTCGTAACCGCACCGTGGCATACGAGGCTCAAGTAGCACTTGCTGAATTCATCGGACCAGTTTTGGCCGAGGTTCTCAATCAAGCTCCTACTGTGAGCAACCTTTTCAATTCGCTTCAATTTGATGCGGATGACAACCCAAGCATCCCGCTTGATCTTTACTACGACATCTCCGACGAAGATTACGTCAAGGTGTGGAGTCAGAGTCATGCAGGTGGCCTTCCAAGTAACCAAGTGCTTCCTACAGCTTCCGAGCTTAAGTTAGCTACTTACACTCTTGATGCCGCTGTTGACTTTGATCGCCGCTATGCAGCGAAGAGCCGCATGGATGTTGTTGGTAAGACCTTTACCCGTGTCGCCCAAGAGATTCTTCTTAAGCAAGAGCGCACTTCTGCTACTCTTCTTATGGCTTCACTTGCTGGCGCTTCGATTAAAACGTCTCCTTT